TCGTAAGTGTGCCACGAAATACCGACTCCAGGGACTAGCATATCCTGTACTACGCCCTTTAGCAACTCGGCGGTGTGGAAATTACGATTGTTGTGACTAGAAAGGGCACGTTCTATGATCTCGCACGCGACTCGACCCATATCGTCCGTTGGGTCCTTGAATTCGCGATCCACAGTCGGCTGAGGAACCTGATTAATGAGCGAAGTCTGGAGAATGTTGACGTTCGCCGGAAATAGGTTGTACTTACGCTCAAAAGAGGCGTCAGTCAGGGAGCTATCGGCCTCTGAGGCACGAAACATCTTGACGATCTTGCGGCTTTTCTCTTGGAACCTTCTCAGTTCCTTCTCCGCAGCCGTAATTTCACCGCTCCAACGCTGATAACTGCCTCCGGTACCTTTCTCAGCCTCAGACAAGCTCTCAATTTTGGTAAAATCACTCATAATTACTCCTCAACGCTGGATTTGTAAGACGATTAGTGAACAAATCTTCCAGCGTGAAGGAATAATTCGCTCCTTCAGCCCCCTTGATATGGTCAGGGAGTATCAATTTGCTTTTGGCCGGCTGCAAATTGGTGAAGACCACGCCTAGATATCTGAAGGCGTCAGCAATGTGGGAAGACCAATCATGTACGGGTCGATCCCGGTAACAACCTAACTTGTCGTCCCATTCTCTGCGGTACGACTTCATTGCTTCGATTGCCCCGCTTGCGAGCGGTCGGTTCCAATAAACAAACGGCAAGAGCTTACGTCCTGCCGAGATTCCGTCACGTAACTTATGATCAGGCACGATTCGCGGACGATACCCACGACGAATCGTCTGCTCAACGATTGACCGTCCAGTTTGTAGATTCTTGGCCTTTGCATCATGGGGGAGATAGACATCACGTACGTCGCGTGATTCCATTTCATCCAAATAAACGTCCCACTCTTGCTCGTTATTACTGTAGACTTCGTGGATGAGGATTCCTGAAGGGGCGTGCTGAAAGAAGATGAGAACAGTGTCGTCGGTGTATCCAAGGTCGGTGACAACGTCGAGGGGGAGGTTGGGATCGAGGTCAAATTCTTTAATGCGACCTTCCTTCTCAGCGGACTCCATTTCAGCGCCATAAATTGCCCCTTTGAGCGCAGCGTCGAACGAGCACTCATATTCCTGCATGTAGTCCGACTCGTCCATCATTGAACGAATCAGAGCCAGTTCTTCTGCGGGAAGGATTCCTGATTCCGAAGCCTTCAACATCATCGTGAAGGCTTTGGGATCAGCTAGTGACTTCCTGTACGAGTCGTAAAAGTGGTTCTTGCCCCTTGGAGTGCCCATTTTAACCAACCATCCCTGACGATCCGATAGGCAGGGCATGATGACCTGAGACACCATACTTGGTCGCATAAGAGGATATTCATCAAGGATAGCTCCGTCCAAGTAGATGCCACGAAGCGCGTCGGCATTCTCAGACCCAAGTAGATATATCTTGGCTTCGTTCTTGAGGGTGACGCGGAGTTCTGATTCATGAGTCTGCTCGATTAGCGGCGCTGCGTACTCTTTGGTATATTCCCACGCAATCCGCTTGGCCATCTGATACGTGGGGGCAATATACGCCAGTTGTGGCCGCTTGAGTTGACATTCCAGCGCCCCAATGATGAGATCGTTGACGGCTGCGACGGTTTTGCCGGCCCGCCGATGACATACCATGTCCGAAAACCGGGCTTTGCGGTTGTGGAACGGCAGAAATGCGTCGCGCGGCTCATATTTTAGCTGAATCTTGGCCATTACTTGGAGCCTGGTAGCCGCTCGTACGGGATCATTTCTTCGTGAGCGAGTACTCCAGCAGCTTTACGATGGTCGTAGGACGGTAGAATTTGCTCTCTATACGCCGGTCCACGCCTGAAACGTTCCTCAGTACCCCAAGCGGAACCCTCGCCCATGTTCTTACGGTAAATCCTGTATGCCTTCTCGTCAATATCTTTGGGTATTACGCGGCCAGAAGAGCGCAATTGCTCCACTAGAGCGTTTTTAATCTGTTTATAACCCGCCCCAGGGTCAAATCCCTGTATATCAGCTACTGCGTGGTCAAATTCATGAAGTACAGGAGTCGTCAGAGATGCGTGTGACGGCCCCTCCGCATAAATCTCCTTGCTTCCAGGGTAAAAAGTGGCGCTAGACTTCTTCAATGAGGGATCAATTCGCAGAGTGGCGACGTAATCCTTCACTTCAGGGTAATTCGCATATAATTCGGGGTGGTGGTAAACCTGCCCAATTGGTCCATGATAATCTTGTATCTCAGGTCGTATCTTATCCTGAGTAAAGGTTCGGTTCCCCATCTCATCATGGGGTTTTACGCGAGCCAGGGAATCGTCTATCTCCCACTTCATAGGTTGGTGATTCTCCGGCCCACGCTCGACCTTGAGAATTCTCCAGACGTCGTGAGGTGTATAATTCGCCGATAACGCAACCTCTCCTGCGGCCATCTCGGCAAGTGGGGCATTCTTGGCGAGGTCTCCAGCCATGATCTTCTGGACGGGGGCAGAATTACGCAGGCCTTTGACCAAGGCACCGAATGGGAGCATAGAGGCCGCACTGAGGGCTAGTCCTGTCTTGTCGCCCTCTCCCCAAGCTCTTGCCACATCCCTGGCGCCCATTGCCTGACCTACTCCGGGGATGAATCCCGCAGCAGTCTGAACGGCCATATCGCCCAGACTCTCATCCGGCTGGGCTTTTAGGGACGTATACTGGTCGTACTTCCTGCGAAGTAAGTCAGGTATGCCGACCAGGTCGTCTCTGATATCAGCCACGACTGGCCTCCACGTCAATAATCTGCATTGGAGCGTTACCTGATGTGTCTCGGGCGTTCAGCCAACTCAGTTCGATCTTGATAGCTCCACCGTCCAACCCAGTAACCTGAGCCGGTATGAGTTTCGAGTAGAGTTGGTAGAACTTGTCGGGGTTTTGATGAGCCCAATTGGCGAGTCGGGGGACACCGCCGATGAGCTCAAAGGCGTATTGGAACTGAAGCCGCACGTTGCGGGTTCGTGTGTATAATGGCAGTTTGGGAGCGTTCGCAAGGGCATTCAGGTTCTCCTCAACTTCCTGCATAGACGGCGTAATGGGGCCGTCATCGATCTCAGGATTCAACGATTGCAGTGCTGCTACTTGTGTCTCGGCAGTCACTTAGTCTTTGTCCTCAGGGCTTGGGCCAGCGCCTTCTTCTTCTGATCGGCGGCGTTGAACTCCTTACCAACACTCTGCGGTATGTCGACCTTGGCGGCAAATTGAGGGTTGTGAGCCACTGCGGCCATTAATCGGGCTTGAGCCGGAGATGTGCTTGGCATGGTTAGTCGTTTAATCGGGCTTGAGCCGGAGATGTGCTTGGCATGGTTAGGTGTTACCTGAGTTAGGCGGGTTGCCGTTGGTGAAGAATGTACTCGGGCCTACACTGCCTTCACCGGGGGCGAATCTGGTCACATTCCCTATGCTACGAGCGGCAATGTAGGCTGCATATCTGTCATTTGTGATCGTGGCATATGCTTCACTCTGAGCTTGGGACGACTCCCAGAGCTGAACTCCTAGTGGTGCAGTGGGGTCGCTCATATGTGCTGGCGGGGGCGAATGGGGTAGGTGGGTAGTCTATACTCTACTCCTATTTTATGATTCAGTCTAGGGATTTCTACTGGAAAATTCGGGCATTATATGAGACTCTGACGCATGATTCCTGATGCTTGGAACCCCGGTAAACCTCAGTTCTTACTGCTACAGCTTCCAAATCGTATGCTTACAGTCTCCAAATCGTGTGGTATAATCGGAGGGCGGCCCATACTCTCACCGACCCCACCCCACGACCGCATACACCCTGTGGCGAGCGACGCTCGCTACGCTCGCCGGAAAAGGCGGAAAGTGCGCTAGCGAGTCGCTCGCTACGCTCGCCGGAAAGTGCGAGGAAAGGGCGGGCGAAGTAAGTGCTTACTTCGCTCGTGGTTAGTAAGTACTTACTCCTATACCCGACTAACGGGGAGGGGTATAGAACGAACGTTCGGCACCTCGACTAAGGGACTAGGGGACCTAAGGGACCGATTCCTTATCCGGCTCCTAAAGGGGTATATTTTAGTTGCCTAGGGGTATACCTTAATTCTCGGAGCCTATAGGCTCTTTAATCCCTTAGTCCCTTAGTCCCTTAGTCCCCGGGCGTAGCTCCTAAGTTACTCCCTCCCGTTATCCCTTAAGTAAGCACTTACTAACTTGCTAAGTTAGTAAGCGCTTACTTCTATACCCGACTAACTTACTCGACTATAGAACGTTCGTTCTCGGGTTAGTCCCTTAGTCCGAGCGGCCTAAAATCGAACGAACGTTCGACGAACGAACGTTCGGTGCCGACTTTCCGACGAACGGTATAGGCTATCTACTCGACTCGGAGTAGACTATCTATATCGACCTCCGATGCCGGGAAATCCCTCCCGTAGCGCCTAGGTCGAGCGAAAGGAAAAAAATGTTACTACGATTCCCTAATCCCGTACCGGGAGCGCGCGAGTCTTTCCGACTTACGAAAGACGCGGAAAAGTGCTACCCGAAAGGAAAGCGGGCGTACCCGATAACCGCCCTCGTAAACGGAACCCCGACCGAAATAATGGTTACTAGCTCCGCTTCTTGGAGCGCGGAATCGACTACCGGGGCTAACGGGTGGATTAAGATCGACGGGAAAGTTTTTTGGTTCCTTTTCGACCCCGGGTTTATCCCGCTCGACGGGCTAGACTTCCTACTCGAGACCGGCCCCGGCCTC